TTCATATTACCACCTCAAGTAATTGTAAAAGTTTAGTGAAAGAAAATGCGAAAGCACTCATTGTTACAAAAGGAACTGACAGTCCCCAATTCTTGTCAATGTAATTAAGGATTCGTACATCCAAATTTGTGAATGTTGAATTCCTTTCTAAGTTACCGATTTCTAATTTTGTCATTTTTACCTCGTATCAATTATCAATATGTATATTTAAACATTTTTGGGTTGTAATTACAACCCCCTAAAGTAAATTATTTTACAATGTAATCTTTGCTCACCACCCCTTTATCTTTAGTTCCAACAAACGTTGCTTTTACAAAAGTGTATTTGCCAGAAGGTAATCTTCTTAAGTGTTTTCTTCTTGCATGAAATCTGACACCTCCCTCTCTATGAACCTTTCTTCCTGTTTCACGTGGAACATTGTCATACATATCAAGCACCAAAGTTTTGTGTTCCCAAGTTGGTTTGCTCACCAGTTCTGAAAATTTATAGGCAGATTGACTTTCTAATATTCTTGGAGATAAACCTTTTACTTTTTTCTGACGGTTGATTTGTGGAAAAGACATCATAGCAAAAAAAGTACAAAGAACATTTGAGATTTGTTGTACCCAAATATTCAAACTTTGATTTGTGTATCTTCCTGTAGAATCAGCTTGTGTATCAACAGTATTGATCCATGGATTCAACTCAGGGTCTTCTTGTAGCCAAAAAGTAAAAGAACCATCATCATGATATTTGATACTGTAAACGTTTGGGTCAAAAACAAATTTTTTCAGATGTGCAATGTAAGGAACACAAGTTATGTGAAATAAACGGTTACTGATTGAACCATCAACATCTACTACTTCTGATTCATTATCTTCTTTTACCAGTAAGTTCATAGTTACATCTGTTTCGTTATTCTGTGCGATTGGAGAAAGATTTACATTATTACCATCTGGTGCATTTTTATGAATACCTGCAATCTGACATTGTAGGAAACATTCTTCAAACGGCATATGATAAGAAATATCGGGTCTGATTTTTTCCATTTCATCTTCATTCAATCCAGAACCTCTAGTCAAATCCATGTAAAACTTTTGGGATTCTTGGATTGTGTTTGAAAAACTTCTGAAATGTCTATAGAAGAGAGTGTAGTCAATTGCACGGTAACCATCTACTGTTCTATCTTTGGCAATCTTATCAATGTCAATGTGTGAAGCCAATTCCCATTCAGCAAAGAACCTTTCAAAGAAATCATCAACTACATAATATTCTTTTCCGTCTATCTCTCTTTTTTTCGTATTGGGTTCACCTATCAATTTATAAGTGTGCAATAACTTTTCTAAAATAATTTTATTCATTTTTACCTCATTTCATTCATCAAATTTCAGCTTACTTCCGATGATAACATAAAATAGTTGTTATTACAACCCCTTTAAGATATTTTTTTTTAATCATCTATTTCAAAGTTTTTAAAAATAATAGCATTGCCAACAATATAATCTTTCACGTCATGCAAATCTAAATACATATCCGTTGCTTTAGCATTTAGTTTCAAACGGTTCAACTTTCCCTCTTCATTTATAATCATAGGTCTTCTTTGATTCTCATATCTACAAGCAACAAGTTCTATGCGACCATCTACCATTTGCTGCATTTCTTTAAGAGAAGGTTTTTCATTTGACCTAATGTGGGTTTCTATACCGTCTGTATCTAATACCAAATATTCAAACATAATTTATTTAATAATTTTTTTTTCCAAATAATCTTTGCATAATCTTTCTATTCTTGGATTGATTTTTGCGTAACCTAATTCAAATCTAGAAATCATACTTCTGTTAGGCAATTCGCCAACATAATAACCTAAGTATTTTGCTAACTCTCTTTGACTAACACCCGAATCTTCTCTTAATTTTTTTAATTCTAATCCTGTCATAATCTAAAAAATATTATCATCATTCATATTATCTACTATTTCTTGTACTTCTTGTAAAAGAGTTTCCTGTTTACCATACTTTGCTTCAAATCTTGCTTTGTATGGATGAACACTTATTGGACCACCATCTTTATAATGAAAGTTTCTATGATGATCAGGGCATAAAGGTAAAACCTTGAAATGAGCATCAGGTTTTGTTTTGCCAACCACGTGATGTATTTCTGCATATCGGCTCTTGCCGAACTTTTTGCAAATAATACAACCAATACTTCGCACTTTATCCATGTGTTCTTGTTCTAAACGTGTTGGTTTCCTGCCTTTCATTTATGGTGGGGAATGGAACAAAATTCTCCCACCCCCCGATGGTCATTTTATCCAACATTTATAACCTGTACAATTCTCTATCTTTTCTCCACAATCAGGACAAGTTTCAATCTCGTTATGATCAATTCCATGTCTGATAGCATCTTGCAATCTCACATAATCAAATTGTGTCAAAACAACTTTCAAAGCATGATCACTCATATCTAAAATATCTATGTGATATCTTGCGTTAAGTTCTCTTATCACTTTGGTTTGTACAGCTATATAACTTTTCAAAACGGTGACTCCTTTTTTTCTGTGATAGCAACTGAAAGTAAAGGTGGTCCAGATTCTGTTTCTTTCTTCCATCCACTAAAACGATAATTTTTTTTATCAATCCTAACTGGACCAGATATATCTGGACTACGATCAGAAAACTTATCATCATTGTTTTGATAAACCAAACCTAATGATTGTAAAACTTCAAGTTTTGATTTTCCGTCAGCATTTCTGCTTCTCAGAATTGTGATGTATCTATCAGCACCATCAAATAGCACTGAACCTTTGAAAAGAACTTCTGCTTCATTCTCTTGCCAGAGAGTTCCTTCACCTTCTTTTTTCTCATATTTCTTATTCATAAAAAATTTCTCCTTTTGAGTTTTGTTGAATATTGGGCATTTTTTGTACGTTTTGACCGTCAAAATGTGAACGAGAGTGGTCTGAAAAGGCAATTCGGTACTCATAACCACGTGAATTGCGAAGCTTACGTTTCTCTATTTCAGTATTTTGCAAATCATAATCATTTATACAATCTTGTTTACGCAAGTTTCGTATTGCAGCAGATATAGTTGGTTCACCAAAGAACTTACCTGTTTTTGCTGAAATGACTTGTTGTAAATTCCAGAATGTCCACCATTTTCCATCACGCATACACAAATATACGCAATCATTTAGTGTGTAAGGTTTTTTAAACTTCTTCATTGTAGAACTCCTTTAAATTATTCAATCTTTTTTTTGTTACACCAGTTGCAACAAGAATAACCTGACTGATTGTTTCTTCATTTACTTTGAACAGATCAAAATATTTTTCTTTCAGAACATCATTGTCCTCCTGTCCAGAACCTCCCAACCATTTATCACAAAAGTTAAGATAGGTAACTGCGTCATCACAAGTAGAAATAACTTTTCCTTTTTTATCAGTAAAAGCAAATCTACCTTCATGTTTATATTCTTCTGGTTTATCTACTTTGGTTTTACGAAAAGATTCCATAGCTTTTTCACCATCATCATCTTCATCAACCGAAGCAATCCCACAAGCCATACACAAAGAATATCTCTTTGCATAAGAAAGTGCAGAACCATATGCTTGTGGTTCTTGTTTTGCAGGACTCACTGGCACGATACCTGTAGGCAACTCTCCACCGTGTCCATAGAAAACGGTTTCAACACCTACTAAGCCATCTATCAAATGTGCTTTTTGTTGAAAGTAAATACCGTTCTTATTCAAAGGTTCACGAACAGTATCAATAACATTTTTCAAAGTCGCATACTTAGACTTGAAAAAAGGGTTCTTTGCATCATTCACAGGAGGGGTAATTTCCTTCTGTGCTTTTAGCAAAGCATTTATAAGTTCACTTGTCATTTTTCAATCTCCTTAATGTCAAATATTTCTTTTGCCCCAAGTATTTCATTGGGACCCCATTGGCGAAAAAAGTCTTCATTTGAAATGTCTGGACACAGACAAGACATATGAGCAACTTCTTTCACATCAGACGAAAATGAAAGCAAACGCATCATTTTATGTCCAATGCTTACTAATTCACCAAACCAATAATCTACATTATCAATTGGTAAAGTATGTAATTCTGTTTTTGTTTTAGTTACATAAACTGCATCTATAAAAGGTGGTACAGATTTTGCAGTAGAATACAGTGCAAGTTGAAAATTATAATCCTGTCTTAGTTTTGGCATTATTCCTGTTGTTTTTATATCTCTCACTGAATCTTCATAAAGCATATCTATGAAACCAATAATTGGTATTGGGAGATCAACAAAGAGTTCCACTCTTTCCTGCACTGAAACTGGTCTTCCAAATTTTCTATAAAGTGGAATGATCTTTTCTAGTACCGAACCCAGTTGCATTTGTTTTTCCCTGCATTTATCAAAATCATAATCTGTAAATTCATCATCAACCATCTTTTCGTAAATAGTGTCATATTCTCTCAAAGCATGATTAACGCATTCATAGATAGGAGCAGAGGTCATACAACCAACAGTGATACCTTTCTCAACTGCTATTCCGAATGAAATTGCAGGTGAATACAATGCATCTTTATAACCTGCAATATTTACTAACCATTTTGCAGGGTCTTTTCTAAATTTATTAATACTAGAAGGTGAAAGATATTCAACTCCGTACTTTTCAAAAGGATTATTTTTCATGTTTCACTTGTCAATGTAGCCCATTGTTTCACATTTTGGGTATTCTCACAAGCATGATATGATGATTATATGAAATTTAATTCTTGGTTAAAAAAAGAAGGTTTTTCTCAAAGGAAGTTTCAAATAGTTGCAAATTCAAAAGGATACAATCTTTCTAGAAGTGCTGTAGCTAAATGGTCCAGTGGTGATCGTATCCCTAGAAGAGAAGAAATGAGGATAATCAAACACCTTACTCAAGGTGAAGTAACTGCGAATGATTTCTACGATTGGGAAAATTTGTAAAAAATTTCTTGTTGGTACATAATGTGAAATATGAGTATCAAGGGTTTATCTTGGGCAATCCAAAAAGAATGCAACACACCAACAACTAAATTAGTTCTATTTATACTTTCAAATTATGCCGATGAAAAAAATTCATGTTATCCAAGTGAAAAACATTTAGGCAAAATTTGTGGGATATCGGATAGACAAGTAAGACGTTGTTTGAGTTGGTTGAAAGAAAACAATTTCATAGATATTGAAAACGTAGAAGGTAAATCAAATAGATATTATTTAAAAATAGATAGTATGGACACTGAAGTCCAAACCCATAGGACACAGACGACCAGTAATACTAAAGATGATACAAAAGATAATAATACTCAAAAAGAAAAAATAAGAATTAAAAAAGAGGAAGGAGAATTAAGTTATGTAAATATGGTTGAACAATTATTTGATTATTTTTGGAAACATTATCCACGCAAAGTTTCTAAGAAAGAATCTTTAAGAATATTTTTCAATTTAGATCACAATCAACAAATAAAGGTTGTGAAAGCTGTACCGATATTTAAAGAAAGTGTAAAAAATACAGAAGTAAAATACATTCCTCACCCATCAACTTGGTTGAATCAAGAAAGATGGGAAGACAGTTTGCAAGAACACAAATTAAGTAAAATAAAACCAACAAAAAATAAAATAGCAGGATGAAAACAATTGAAGAGAGAGTATCAAACTTAGGTTTTGAATTAGCTAAAGGAATTCAAGATCAAAAAACCAAGTGTCCAAAATGTCAACCACCCCACAATCCAAGAGATTACCCAGTTTCAATAACTATCAAGGACAATATGTTTTTATGGAATTGTCATCATTGTGGTTACAAAGGTGGATTGCCCCTGAATGAAAAAATAGAAATAAAAAGTTTACAAAAAGAACCTAAACCTTTCTTTGGCGATAAAAAAAACTTCTCACAAGATATGTATTCATTTTTTTCTAAAAGGGGAATCTCAAAAGATACAGTAGATTTTTTTGAGATATATCAAACACAAAATACTTCACTTGCTTTTCCTTACTTAGATGAAAACAGAGAAATTCAAAATATCAAATATAGATCAATAAAAGAAAAAAGATTTACTCAAGTAAAAGGTGGTAAAAAATATTTATACAATTACGTAAATGTTAAAAATGCAGACAGTGTAATTTTTGTAGAAGGAGAAATGGATTGTCTTGCCCTCAAAGAAGTTGGGTTTGAAAATGTAACAACTTTACCAGATGGTGCGCCCAGTCAGACTAATTTCAATAATGATGATAAAAGATTCAAAGTTTTAGAAGAATGTCCAATTGAAGCAAATCAAATAATCCTTTTTACAGATAGTGATACGGCAGGACAAAACTTACATGATGAACTTCTACATAGATTTGGCAAGGATATTTGTTGGTATATAGAGAAACCAAGTGATTGTAAGGATGCTAATGATGTTTTAGTGAAACATGGAGCAAAAAAATTAAAACAAATTATAGAGGAAAAAATACCTTACCCAATAGAAGGGGTTTATAGAGCAAATGATTATCAAGGAAGTGTTCTAGATTTATACAATGGTAATTATGTCAAACCTTTAGAAATTGGTTTTCCAAACTTAGACCGTATTTACAAGATAATGAAAGGAACTTTTCACTGTGTAACAGGCATACCAAATCACGGTAAATCTTATTTCATGGATTTGATATTGATTGAACTTGCAAAAAGATACAATTGGAAATTCACTATATTTTCTCCCGAACATAGTACAAGTATGCACATCAGAAGATTATCTCAAATGTTTATTGAAAAACCGTTTGATAGTGATGAAGAAAATAGAATGACGCAAGATGATTTAAGGAATGCCATGAACTGGATTGATGAACATTTTTATTTCATAGAAAGCAAAGAAAGTGTTCCAGATATTGATTATATTTTAGATTCTTCAAAAAAAAGTGTAAGGAAATATGGTTGTCATGGAATAATCATTGACCCTTACAATGAAGTTTCTGCTACAAGAAAAGGAAATGCCAGAGAGGATGAGCATATAAGAGATTTTATTTCTAAATGTAAAAGATTTGCTAGATTACATGATGTGGTTATGTGGATTGTTGCTCACCCAACAAAACTCCCAAAAAATAATGAAGGAGCTTATTCACCACCAACATCTTACGATATCAGTGGTGCTTCTCATTGGTCAAACCAAAGTGATGTCATTCTTACTGTACATAGAGATTTTGATACCGATATCACAACCGTTTACACAAGAAAAATTAGAGAACAGGATTTATATGGACAAATTGGGACTGCTGAGTTTCTTTACGATAAAAAGAAAAAAACTTTTGTAGTTTATGAAGAGGAAAATGATTGGCAAGTTCCTCATTGGACAGATTAAAATTATGATGTAATAATTGGTACGTAATGGACATTGTTTTAAAATCTGTGGAAGAAATCATTCCGTATTATGCAAATCCTAGAATCATTCCAGAAGAAGCAGTAACCGAAGTTGCAAAATCTCTTAAAAATCATGGAGTAATGCAACCAATAGTCATAGATAAAAAAAACATTGTAGTTGTGGGTCATACAAGACTTTTGGCAGCAAAAAAACTCGGTCTTGAATCCTTACCCTGTGTAATTTATGAAGGCACAAAAGAAAAAGTAAATGCTTATAGAATTGCAGATAACAAAACAGGCGAGTTTTCAATGTGGGATGAAGCAACTTTAGATACTGAATTAGATAAGTTGATTCAGAAAGGTGTAGAAGTAGAAGGGTTTTATGACACAGAACAATTAGAACAAGAATTATTAGAAATGGATTCAGAAGGTTTAGAACTAGATGAAACCTCTATGAATCCAAAAAACTTTTCTAATGCCGTACCTCTTATGTTTTATTTGACCACAGAAGAAAGAAAAGAAGCTATGGACAAACTAGAACATATAAGAGAACAGAAAGGACTGCTTACTAAGAACAATGCTTTGCTGTATGCTTTGAGAAACTTATGATTTTAATAGAAGAACCGAAACATCTAGAAGAAATAGATCAAACATCTTCTATGTATCCCACCAAAATGTTGAGCATACAAAAAGATTATGTTTTAGAAGAAACAAATGTAACCGTGTACGGATTTCTCACAGCAGGTAAATTTACTGCAATAACTCAAGGCAACATCAAATATGAAATACATGAAAATCAATATTTTTGTTTGAAAGGACCAATTGCAATACAAGGACTTGGTCAAATGTTTTGCATTATCCGATATGGATTTCATGGAATAGATCAAATAGGAATGTCAGAGCCAAATGGAAGATTGAGTTATATTGATGGTTGTACGGATACACTTTTAGTTTCACCACCTAGACTTGGTGATCCATGTTTGAATTATTTACATTTCCCAATTGGCATATATCAAACACAACATCTTCACCCATCAATAAGAATGGGTATTGTGATAAATGGCAAAGGAGAAGCATTTCAAGAACCATCAAAAAAACGTTCTGGTTGGGAACTTCCTTTGAAAAAGGGTTGTATGTTTTGTTTAGAGGAGGGAGAGATACATTCATTCTCAACTGATGAACAATATATGGATATCATTGCATATCACCCAGATTCTGATTTTGGACCCACAGATTTCAACCATCCTATGTTAAATAGAACTTATATTGATCATGGAAAAGGTTAAGCAAAACTATGTCAAAGGTTTATAAAAAAAAGGATGTTGATGAAAATGTTTATGATCTAGCCATCAAAAGAATCAATAGAACTTTTGATATTTTTGATACCGTAGCTGTAATGTTCAGTGGTGGAAAAGATTCCACAGTTTGTTTGAACCTTACTTTGCAAATAGCAAGAGAGAGAAAAAAACTGCCACTAGATGTTTTCTTTTTTGATGAAGAGGCAATACCGTATGAAACAATTGATTATGTAAAACGTGTTGCAGATTTAAAAGACGTTAGAATGCACTGGTTATGTTTACCTGTAAAACATAGAAACGGTTGTAGTTTAAAAGAACCATATTGGTATCCATGGGCCCCAGAAGACAAAGCTAAATGGGTACGACCAATGCCCTCATATTCATGGGTCAAAACTCAAGATGATTTTAATTTTTTTCCAAAAGAAAAAGATAAAAGACCTTCAGTACCAGAATGTAACGGAATGTTATTTCCACCAGAAGACTGGGGTGAAGTTGGAGTTGTAATGGGGATAAGATCAGAAGAAAGTCTGACAAGATACAGAACAATTTTACAAACAGGAAGTGGGCGACGTTATGAAGATTACATAATAAATTTAAAATCAAAAACAGCACTAGGAAATGTTTTCAAGGTTTGTCCTATTTACGATATGAGAACTGTAGATGTTTGGACAGCACCTCATAAATTTAACTGGGATTACAACACCACTTATGATCTATTAGAAAAACTTGGTTTAACAGCACTACAGGCAAGATGTGCCCCACCCTTTGGAGAAGAACCAATGCGAGGTCTATGGCAATACTCAATAGCTTTCCCAGATATATGGGACCGAATGCAAAATAGAGTAACTGGTTCTGCAACAGCCGCCCGATATGCCAATACAGAACTTTATGCTTTCAATGGTTTGCCACAAAAACCAGAAGATATGACATGGTTGGAATTTATTGATTATCACATCATGAAACATAAAGAAGAATTTAGACCTATGATAAAAAAAAGTGTTAATGATTTTATCAAACAACATTATAGAAAAACCAAAGAACCTCTTATGAAAACCCATCACTATGAAACTGGGATTGGTTATGATTTTTTATTGAGAATAGCAATGCGAGGAGATTTTAAAAGTAGGAAAGCACCTCTATTTTCTGCTGATAAAAAAATAACTGCAGATCAAAAAGTAAGATACAACAAGGAGAGATATGGCTAAAAAAACTGATAAACAACCAATAACTAAAGTTGAATGGATTGATAGAGATAGTTTGAAAGCAAATGATTACAACCCGAACAGAGTTGCACCAACTGAATTAGAACTTCTCAAAACTTCAATAAAACTATCAGGTTGGACTCAACCAATTGTAATAAGAAAAAATAAAACAATAGTAGATGGGTTTCACCGTTGGACTGTTTCTGCAGACCCAGAAATATTTGAACTCACAGACGGCAAAGTGCCTGTTGTTACAGTCGCAGAAAAAATGGATAAAGCAGAACAGATTTGTGCAACCATTGTTCACAATAGAGCAAGAGGCAATCACGGAATAATTCCAATGACAGAGATTGTAAGAAGTTTGAAAGAAAAACATAAATATACCAATGAACAAATGATTGAATTACTTGGTATGGAACAAGAAGAGATAGATAGACTTTATGACTACCGACCAATGACAGAAAAAGGAAGTCAGGAAGAATTTTCAAAAGGTTGGGTCCCAGATACAAAAGAAAGAGCATTTGATGAATAACTTTGAAAATAAATACAGACCTTTACCAGAAGAGGTTTGTTTACAAAAAAGTTCAATAGAGGGTTGTGGTATTCATGCAAAAAAAACCATACCTAAAAACGTAAGAATAGGAATGACACACGTATCAATTGTTTCTGAACCTGATTGGATAAGAACACCTCTAGGTGGTTGGTTGAATCATAGTGAAAAACCAAACTGTCATATTGAATATAACTTTTTAAAAACTAAAAGATTTTTAGTCACAAGCAAGAGAATATCTAAAGGCAAAGAACTCACCGTTAGATATTCCCTCAAACATTATGTTTATGATGGTTAGCTCCATTGCTTTGAAGTCCACTTGATAAACTTAGAAGCATTTTCCCAAGAGTGTTCCAAAGCTTCCTTGAGTGGTTTCAAGTGCATACCGTTTTGTTCATAACCTTCTTTGATACAATCAAAGTAAGGTAATGCAGGTTCTTGATAACCTTTACGGTTCATAGCATAGAACATAACTTCTGCTGTATCCCCAAAGTCCTTTTTCATTTGTCCCTGCAACTTGATATAGAAATATTCTTTACGATACAAATGTGGAAACCCCTCAAAGATATCCAATGCTTTTTCACAATCGTCAGTTATTTCCCAAAGTAACCCAGAAACACTTTGACCCTTTGCAGGTTCAATGTCAGCAACGTTACGAAACACCAGTCGCCATTCTGGTAAATTCATGGTGCAAACAGGTTGAGCTTTTGGACATCTGTATTCCATGTTCTCAATATTCAAATTTGCTCCATAGGCAAAGTACAATCTTTTCATTTCTTTTTACCTCCAATTTTTCTGATAAGTTTGTAGTGTTCCAAATCAATGATGAAGTTGGTTGCAGAATCTGATCTCACCAAATATCCATATTGAACTTTGATACGTCTTGCAGTTTCTTTCATCCAAGTTTCAAACTCCACTTCGTCACTCAGAGAAACCTCATACATAGAATAGGCAATCTGTTTTCTAGATTGTGCAATCAATGTAACTCCACCTTGTATCTGATATTTCATTTCTCTTTTCATCATGATTCCCTCCTGTTGATCTCTCTCAGAGATTTGATTCTGTCCTTATAGAAAGTTTTGAAAACAGCAAGGTCTTCGTGAACTTTACATAAACCGTTGAACATCATCATAAATTTAGAATTCATTTGGTTAAGATTATCAACTCCACTTCTGATACCTCTTTGGACATCTGCTGCTCTAACCATTGCACCAGTCAAGAACACCCAAGCAATAACTTTCGTTACATCAAAAGTTCCACTGTGGTGTCTGAACTCAATAGTTCCGTGATTCCAAAAACTTTCAATGTTCAACTTCATGTATCTAGTATTGAAAAGATTTCTGATTTGACTAGCAGTACGTGATTGATCAATTCTTTTGAAAATAACTTCTGGGTTACCTTCATCACCATGTTCTACATAGTTGTTCAATCTTGTAAGAAGAGAAGCACAATATTCATTGTTATTTCTTCTTCTACTTGGAGCCATAATTGAATCAATGGCAGTTTCAAACTTAAGATATCTTTTGTAAAGATTTCTGAAATGTTTGATTTTCCAATCCGATACACCCCAGTGAACGTGTAATCCACAAGAACGGTTTATTCTGAAAACTGGTGCTTCTCCCAACCTTGATGCGTTTTGGTTGATATCTTGTATGGTCAAGAGAAGCTTGTGTAATTGATTGAAACCAGTTTGTCCTTCTAATATAGGAGTAACAATTTCATAACCGTCATACTCCCCAGTACCTCTCAAACTAGAATCACTTTTGATTCTCCAAGAGTTAGAACGATCACTCCAAGAAGCACTTCTGAAATGCATATCTTGATCTGCAAGTTTATCATTCAACATACTGATCAGTGTTTCACCACTGTATCTAGCAAGAAGTTCTATCTCAACTCCAAAAGTTCTTTCAAATTCAAATCTCATATATCAACCTCGTTTTTTTTATCAACACTATGATTATACACAATTAGGTTATTATTGCAACCCCTATTAACACATTTTGTATTTATTTTTTTTTTACAACAACGTATGATGTTGAGATTAAGTGAGATTTATTGATTAAAAAAAGTGGCTAAACGAAACAAACTTACAAAAGAATTAGCAGAAAAAATAAGGATTCAATTTGTTCAGGGGATAGATGAAGGTACTTCAGAACGTAGATATCAAACCCTTGATGCTTTAGCTACAGAAAATAATATAGCCAGAGCAACTCTTTACAGATGGTCAAAAAAAGAAAATTGGAAATCTCAACAAGAAAGATTCCATGAAGAGTTTTTGCAAAAGGTAGATGCAGAAAGAACAAAACAATTGATTGCTGATTCAAAAAAATTTGATAGCAATGCTTTGAGTTTGGCAAAGATTCTTCTCAATGAAGTAGGAATGACTTTGCAAATGAATCAACAATATAGACAGAATGGTGATACAAAAAGAATTCTTTCACCTGTACAACTTTCACAATTATCCAATTCGGCATTGACGGCCCAAAAACTTGGAAAATTAGCTTTAGGAGAAAGTACAGAAAACATGAAATTAAATGCCGAAATCTCAGACACAGACGCCTTCAGAGGAGCTATGGAATTGCTTGACGAGGTTGCAGAGCAACGCAGAAAAGCAGACGATTCAGCTGTACACTGATTGGTTAAAAAAAGCTAGACCAAAACAGCTTTCACCAAAAGCCGAACATTTCATATGGTTGATTCTTGCAGGTCGTGGGTGGGGCAAAACTAGAACAGGGGCTCAAGACATTGCCCTGTTTGCCCTTAGAAATCCCAACTCAATTTGTGCCGTCGTTGCCCCTACATTTGGAGATTTAAGAAGAGTTTGTTTTGGTGGACCTAGTGGTTTACTCACAATCATTCCAGAAGATTGTTATAAAACTAATTACGGTACTAATGGATATGCTTCAAGTTTATCTGAAATAAGATTGCATAACGGTTCAAAGATAGTTGGATATGCAGCAGTAAATCCAGAAAGATTGCGTGGTCCACAATTTCACCGTGCTTGGTGCGATGAAGTTGCAAGTTGGCAATACCCAGAAGCTTTTGACCAACTTATGTTTGGTTTACGTTTGGGAGATAATCCACAAGCTGTAATCACCACAACACCAAAACCCATACCACTTATAAAACAATTAGTTGCAAGAGATGATGTATTTGTAACGAGAGGTTCAACGTTTGAGAATGAAAAGAACTTGGCTGAGTCGGCCCTTGAAATGATGCGTGAAAGATATGAAGGAACAACTTTAGGAAGACAAGAATTGTACGCAGAAATAGTTGATGATGTTGAAGGTGCATTATGGAATCCAAAATTGATAGACGAAGCACGTTTACCAAGAGAACAGGAAAAAGAATTACAAAGTATTATTGTTGCAATTGATCCTGCTGTTACCAGTAATGTGAATTCAGATGAAACAGGAATAATAGTTGTTGGAAAAGATATCAACAATCAATATTATGTTTTAGAAGATGCTTCAGGCAGAATGACACCAGATCAGTGGGCAAGAAAATCAATCAATCTTTTTTATGATTGGGATGCAGACAAGATTGTTGCAGAAACAAATAATGGTGGTGATTTAGTAGAAAGACTTTTACGTAATTTTGATGTTAATATACCTTATAGAAGTGTACAAGCTACCAGAGGTAAACTTGTTAGAGCCGAACCAATAGCTTCCTTGTACGAACAAAAAAGAGTACATCATATGGGGGTATTCCCTGAACTGGAATCTCAAATGTGTACTTACACAGGACAACTTAGACCAAGTCCTGATAGACTAGATGCGTTAGTTTGGGGTTTGACCGAACTAAATAAATCTAAAGGTAGAGTTGACTGGAGGATAAGTTAGATGGCTTTGATAGACGATATAAGAAATGTTTTTTCTAGAAAGGAGAAAACAGAAACAAAACAAAACCACAATATGGTGGGATATTTTGGAGTTGGCACAGGAAGTGCAAAAAACTACAAATATCAAGATTTAGCTAAAGAAGGTTATCTCAAGAATGCTATTGTTTACCGTTGTGTAAACGAAATCAGCAAAGGAGCAGGTAGTGTTGGCTACATGATAAAAAGTGGTGAAAATATGATTGATAATCACCCAATTATTGATTTGATAGATAGACCCAACCCTCTTCAATCTAACACAGAATTTTTTAATAGTTTGTTTGGATTCTTACTACTAAGTGGTAATGCTTATATTTTAAAAGTTGGAAGTGATATGGGACCACCTAGAGAATTACATCTTTTAAGACCTGACCGTATAAAAATTAAAGGTGGAGGAAAACCAATACCTGATAGATATGAATATACTATAAATGGCAAAGTTCAAAATGTGTTTGATATTGACCCTGACACTGGGAACTCCGAGTTGAAACATATAAGACTTTGGAATCCACTGGATGATTATTATGGATTATCACCACTACAAGCAGCGGCTGAAGAAGTTGATCAACATAATCTTAGTTCACAACACAACATTAACTTACTGAACAATGGTGCAAGACCATCAGGTGCAGTTATATTCAAACCAAAAGATGATCAAGGTTTCACAGTAAATTTGACAGAATCACAAAGACAACAACTGCTTACTGATTTGAATAACAGATTTGTAGGTTCTGAAAATGCAGGAAGACCAATGTTGCTTGAAGGAGATTTTGATTGGAAGGAAATGGGTTTGAGTCCCAAAGATATGGATTTCATAAATCTCAAACATATGTCTGCAACAGATATTGCTTTGTGTTTTGGTGTACCAAGTCAATTAGTTGGTGTGCCTGACAGTCAAACTTACAATAATGTTGCAGAGGCAAGACTAGCCCTATATGAAGAAACCATCATTCCACATCTTAAATTAATTCAATCAGATTTGAATGAATGGTTAGTTCCAATGTTTTCAGAAGATTTAGAATTTTGTTATGACTTTGATGGGATACCTGCACTTGCAGAAAAGAAAAGACAAACTTATGAGAACGTAACAAATGCAGTGAATTCAGGAATCATGACGAGGAATGAAGCAAGAGAAATTATTGGTTTCAGTCCAGTTGAAGGTGGAGATGAAATTTACATAAATGCGGCACTCATGCCAATTGGTTCACCTATGGTAGAAGAACCAGAAAATCCAATTGAAGAAGAAGATGAAAAAGAATATGAAGAATTCAATCAAGAAGAATGGTTGGAAGAAGAGATAGATATTGATGATACAAAACAAGAAATAACAAACTTTCCAAATAAAGGAGATGATAAAAAAATATCTTTGAGAAATTCAGAGTATCCACAGTTTGATTATGATTTCGCAAAAAATGTAAAGGAAGTAGGAGTTGGAAAACAAATCTGGAAAGCAGGTGGAAACATCAGAGGTAATGAAGCTTTTATGTTATGGGGAAGAGCCAGAGAAGGTTCTGAATCTCCTGCAGTTTTAAAATGGATAAAAGAAAGGGAAGCTTGGGCTGCAAGACACAGTGTAGTTGACGGTAATCAATTTGTAGGTGGCAAAGAACCAAATATGTCCAATGTTGCAGGAATTGTTGCGTTGATGAAATGGGGGGTAGTAAATCCAAAACTTGGAAAACAGGGAATGAAAGATGTAATCCTAGAACTCACCAAAAAGTTAGAAGGTCGTAAAGAACCAAAAGAGCTTGAATTAGATGATATAGAACCTTTAGATACTGACTTACATATTGAGATAGTAGAAGATTTAAAACAAGTTTCAGCAAAAGTAAAAGAAGGATTGAAAAACAAAGTTGATAAACACAATGAAAAATATGGAGATAATCCAAAGAAAAGAGCAACTTTAAGAATGTTGGAAGCTGTGTTTCGTAGGGGAGTGGGGGCCTATAATACGAATCCCGGCAGTGTAAGACCGAGAGTTTCAGGTCCAGACCAGTGGGCATATGCGAGGGTAAATTCTTTTTTGGCAGCATTAAGAACAGGAAGATTTCAAGGTGGAAAACATGACCAAGACCTATTCCCAAAAGGACACCCCCTCTCTTCAAAATAAAGAACTTTATACTTTCCGAAGAGGTAGAGTATCAGTTGCTCAAGAAATAAGAAGACAAACTAATTTTAGAAAAAGGTACGAATCTTTTATTTTCAAAAGATTAAACACGGTGTTTAGAAGATTCTTGAACACAACCTTATTTCTCTACACTGAAACAGGAGTTTTTCAACCAGAGGTGGCAAGTAATAGACTTCTTGAAGAACTAGAACCAGTCTTAATATCATTTTACAGAAGAGTACACTTAGCAATGTTTCAATCAAATGAAGCATATTATGAAAGATTTAGAAAAGAAGAAGCATTTGTTTTTGGAAGAAACATGGATATAGAAAATCTGGTAGAAGAATATTTTCGCACAAAAACTTTAATTCTTTCGGGAATCGCAACAAGACAAGCAAATCTTATTCAAAAAGAAATACAAAAACTAAGAGCAGAAGATTTGACCATTCCACAAATAGCAAGAGGTATTCAACAGAAGTTCACAAATATATTTAGAAATAGAGCAAGATTAATTGCAAGAACAGAAACTCATAATGTTTCGTCTTTTGCAAATCATAAATATCACACAACAGTAGCAGATAATCTTGGAATCAATATGCAGAAAAGATGGTGTGCTGTGAACGATTCAAGAACACGTTCTTTCCATGCTGAAGCAAATGGTCAAACAGTAAATATGGATGGAGATTTTATAGTAAATGGTGTACCAATGTCTTTTGCAGGTGATCCAAAAGGTGGTGCAAAAAACGTAATCAACTGTCGTTGCGTGATTCTCTATGTTGATGAAAATGATATTGTCACGTAAGATGTAATAATTATATAATTGGAAATGCCAATACCAAAACCAAAAAGTGGAGAAAGTAGAAGCAAATATTTAAGTAGATGTTTAGGAGATAGCACTATGATTGACGAGTATGACGCAAATCAAAGAATGGCTATCTGTTCAAAAGAATACGAAGATTCCAAAGGGAATGATGAAGAAAAGGAACGTGTAAGACGAGATGTCTTCACCACGCAAGAAGAAGCAGAAGAACGTGCAAAAGAAATAGGTTGTTCTGGTTTTCATTCCCACGAAGAAGATGGTCGCACAGTTTTTATGCCTTGTGCTTCCCATGATGCATATGTTTCTGCTGAAGGTAGAGATGTTGCAGGTTACCACGAAGACGAAGACGATAAGAAGAAACCTAAGAAAAAGGAAGATTGTGGTTGTGTAGAAACCAAAGATTTTGAAGGTGCTATAGAAGTTCCTTTGGAATTGAAGATGGGACACGAAGATGATGAAAAAGAAGAAGGTATATTTGAAGGATACGGTTCTGTTTTTGATAACACAGATTTAGGCAATGATGTTATTAGAAAAGGAGCATTCACAAAATCTCTCCGACGTAAAGGTCCTAAAGGTATTAAGTTACTGTACCAACATAAAACCGATATGCCGATAGGTGTATTTGAAAAAATCCAAGAAGATGAAAAGGGTCTTTACGTCAAAGGTAAATTAGCTCTCCAAACTCAAGCAGGAAGAGAAGCATTTGAGCTTATGAAAATGGGAGCATTATCAGGATTATCTATTGGTTTTAGAACCAATGAAAAAGGATATCACTATGATAAACGTACAAAGAAACGAATCATAGAAGATGTAGAACTAATGGAAGTATCTTTGGTTACTTTCCCTATGAACCCAAAAGCACAGGTTGATATGGTGAAGTCTGAAGATATTACAATTAGAGAATGGGAAAATGGATTGCGAGATGCTTTCAATCTTTCACGTTCTGACTCAAAGGTAGCGGCAAAAGCCGTACACCATGCATTTGAAGAGAAAAGAGCTAACGAGATGTTGGTTTCAGAAACTGACAATGCAGAATTGGTAAATACCATAAAAAACCTTATAAAAACCTTACAATCTATATAGGAGGAAACTATGGTAGATGAAGTGAAAGAGGTTCTGAATGAGTATGGTCAAGCTTTTGAAGAATTCAAAAAAAGCAATGACGAGAAAATTGAGAAACTTGAAAAGGGTTTAGATGTGCCAGTTACGTTGTTACAAAAGATGGAAGCTATTGAAAAAGATATGGACCGTCTGGAGGACATAAGCTCAAATCTAAACCAACAAAAAGAGGCAAACGAGGCAATCCAAGAAAAAATGGAAATACTTGAAACGATGGCTAAAAGACCAAATGCAGGTATTGACAGTAAAAGCTTAGATGAAACACGTTCTGCTTTTGATTCTTTCTGTAGAAAGGGTCAACATGGGATTACTGACATGGAGAAAAAAGCTCTTACAGTCAGTAATGATACAACTGGTGGGTACTTAGCTCCACCTGAATATGTGAGGGAACTGTTAAAAACAGTAACAGAAATCTCGCCTATCAGGTCAATAGCAAGAGTTCGTAACACTGGGCAAAGAAGTGTACAAGTTCCAAAAAGAACTGGTCAATTCGCTGCACAATGGGTTGCTGAATCTGGTACTCGTTCAGAAACAACTGGATACACAGTAGGTCTAGAAGAAATTCCTGCTCACGAATACTACGCATTAGTAGATATTTCAGAGCAAGATTTAGAAGATACTGTCTTTGATTTAGAAGCAGAAATGCAATCAGAGTTTGCAACTCAATTTGCAAAAGCTGAAGGTACTGCTTTTGTATCTGGTGATTCTATAGGGAAACCAGAAGGTATCTTAACTAACTCTAATGTAAGTTCAGTAAATTCAGGTGCAGGTGCCGCCTTGACAGCAGATGGATTAATTACTTTGGTTCATTCTATTAAATCTGAATATGCAAGAAGTGGTACTTTTGTTTTCAACAGGTCCACTCTTTCTGCAATCAGAAAATTAAAAGATACTGCAGGTCAATATGTGTTCCAAGCAGGAATGATGCTTACTGGTGGAGTAACTAATACAATTCTTGGTTACCCATACGTAGAAGCTACTGATATGCCTGACGTTGCGTCAAGTGCAAAACCAATTGTTTTTGGTGATTTTGCAAGAGCATATTTAATTATTGATAGAGTGCAAATGTCTGTACTTAGGGATGAAATGACTCAAGCTACAACTGGTAATGTAAGATACATTGCAAGACGTAGAGTTGGTGGACAGGTCGTTCAAGCAGAGGCAATTGTCAAACAAAACATAAGCGCATAAGGAGGGCATAAATGAAAGACTTAGCAAATAGTATTTCGGTAGTGCAATCACTTGCTCCTGCAGTAAGAACAGCTGATGCAAATGGCACAGGTGTTGACTTGCAAGGGTTTGAAGGTGCAACTGTTGTAGTTGATACAGGTGCAGAAGGAGTAACTCTTTCTGGTTCTGTAAAGATTGACTTTAAATTGGAAGAGTCTTCAGACGATTCAACTTATTCTGCTGTTACTTCAGCCACTGCTGTGACTGATGGTACAGTAGATTCTAGTGGAATCTTCTTGACTCTTGATGATAATGCAGAAACTCCACAAGTAGCCACTATCGGTTACGTTGGGGGTGCGAGATACATTAGAGTCGTTGCTGACTTTACTGGCTCTCATTCAACTGGTACACCAGTTGCAGCTAGTATTATCAAAAGCAGTCCTAGACACAATGTTGATGCTGATTCAAGCTCTACTGTATAAATAAACTGAGGTGGGGTAGGAAACTACCCCCCTCATTTTTGAGGAAAAAAAATGGCAAAAAAAAGTTTTAAAATCATTGTTCCAAAACCTGCTTCTGCAAATGAACATGGCACAGATACTAAGTTGTATGTAGCTGATGAAATAGTTACAGCAGAAGAAGGAGATTGGCAAGATGATATTATGAAAACCTTTGTAGAAAATGGTTGGGCAATGGAAACTAAAATTGAAGATGTGTCTGATATAGAAACTTCCGAACCAGTAAGGGCTAGAAATGAAAAGGGTCATTACATTGCTGATGATCCATCAACACCTGATGTCAATGAGGCATATGAAGGAGGGAAAGCACCTAAGAAAACAACTAAAAAAACTACGAAGAAAACAACAACTAAAAAAGCAACAAAAACTACTAAAAAGAAAGGGTAAACCAAAAGGTTAAGATGGTAAGTACCATGCTCAAAAAGGAATTAATATGGCGGCAGGGTTTCATCATTTTATCATTGAACAGGGAGCAACTTTTGGACAAACCCTTACCTTAAAAGATTCCAGTGATGCAGTAGTAAACCTTACTGGTTATGCTAGTGCAGAAATGGATTTACGACTCCATTCGGATAGTTCTACAACAATAATTACACTTACAACAGCAAATTCCAGAATAACTTTAGGTGGTTCTAACGGAACAGTTACACTTTCTATTTCAGCTACAGATACAGCAAGTCTTAGTGTTGGAGATGGAGTTTATGATTTAGAAATTGTAGATGGAAGTGGAAATATTTTTAGAATCTTAGAAGGTACTTTTACTATCAGGGGTAATGTAAGCAAATAATGGCAATAAGTAAGATAACAGTATCAGATTCAAGTCCAGTCAATAGTGTTACTGTCACAGGTACTTCAACAATTGATGTCATAACTGTTGGAACTCAAGGACCTACAGGTCCAAATACAATTTTTACAAAAGGTTTCAAAACACACACCAATGATAGTTCTGATAACGGTGCAGGAATTATTTATGACCATGCAAATAGTAGATGGTGTAGTACCGTAGATTCAGATGTAGCTTCTGTAAATTTTAAAGTACAAAAACTAATTTTGAATTCAGGAGTAGCAGTAAATTCTATTTTAGATGAAGATAACATGGCTTCAGATTCTGCAACTGCTTTGGTTACTCAACAATCAATCAAAGCTTATGTAGATGCTCAAATAACCTTACAAGATATTGATTATCAGGGAGATACTGGTGGCGCACAAACTGTAGATTTAGATTCACAGACTTTAACTTTTGCAGGTGGTACTGGGATAGATACATCAGGTTCTGGTCAAACCTTGACTATTGCTATAGATAGCACGGTAGCAACCCTATCTGGTACACAAACTCTTACAAATAAAACACTTACCAGTCCAAAAATAAATGATTCCACAGCAATCACCACCACAGGTACGGAAATAAATAAATTAGATGGTGATACTACTGCTTCTGCAGTTGTTGTGGTTGATGCAGACCAACTAATAATTAATGATGATGGAAGTATCAAACAAATAGCAGTTACTAGATTAGATACCTATTTTTCGGGTACTACTGCTACTTTAACAAACAAAACTTTAACAGCCCCTGTTCTAAATAATGTTGACATAAATGGGGGCGATATTTCTTCTGCTACTGTTATCAATAAATCCCCCGTAATAACACTAGCAGGAGATTTATCAGGAAGTGTAACCCTTACAGAATTAGGAAATGGAACTCTTACTGCAACTATATCTGCAAACTCAGTTGCTTTGGGAACAGATACAACAGGAAACTACGTAGCAGGTGTTTCAGGAACTACAAATGAAATTGAAGTAACTGGTAGTGGAAGTGAAGGTGCAACAGTTACAGTTGGTTTGCCAGATAATGTAACCATTGCAGGTGATTTAACGGTCAATGGCTCAACCACTACAATTGATACTACGAATCTTTCTGTTGAAGATAGTTTGATAGAACTTGCAAAAAATAATACAAGTGCAGATTCTTTAGATATTGGTTTGTTTGGTGTATATGATACTTCAGGTTCACAGGATTTGTATGCAGGATTATTTAGAGATGCTAATGATTCTGGAAAGTTTAAACTATTCAAAGACCTGCAAGTAAAACCTACAACCACAGTTAATGTAAGTGGAGCAGGATATTCAGTTGCTACTTTAGTTGCAAATCTAGAGGGGAACGTAACTGGACAAGTTTCTACATTAAGTAATTTTGATACCGATAATTTAAGTGAAGGTTCTTCTAATTTATATTTTACAAATACAAGAGTAACTTCTGCTTTAACAAGTTTATCTACAACTACAGATGCGACTGCTTCTGACTTAGTTGTTTTTTATGATGTAAGTGCAGGGCAATGGGAAAAATCAACAATCACAAACTTAGCTTTACAAGGACCGACAGGACCTACTGGGCCAACAGGACCTACAGGTCCTGCAGGACCTTCGGGAAGTGATGGAAGTGCAGGAGCAACAGGACCAACAGGACCGACAGGACCCACAGGACCTAGTGGACCTGCAGGGGCTGATGGAAATGACGGGGCAACTGGACCTGCTGGACCTACAGGACCTACTGGACCTGCAGGTGCAGATTCAACTGTTGCAGGACCTACTGGTCCCACTGGTCCCACTGGTCCCACTGGACCTGCAGGACCTTCTGGTTCAGATGGTTCAGATGGTTCAGATGGTGCAACTGGTCCTACTGGTCCGACTGGACCTGCAGGTCCTACAGGACCAACTGGACCGACTGGTCCGACTGGTCCGACAGGGAGTATCGGAAACAGCACAAATGCAGATTTTACTTTTCAGGGGGCTAGTGCAAATATTGTATTTGATGCAAGTGAGAATGCCCTTGAGTTTGCAGATTCAACAAAAGCAGTATTCGGTACAGGGGAAGATTTAAACATTCAAAGTGATGGCACAAATGGAGAGATAAATGCCGGTAATGGAAATTTAACTGTAGATGTAGCAGGGGATATAATTCTTGATGCAGATGGTGGAGATTTAATATTCAAAGACGCAGGAACAAGTATTGCTAAATTAAGCAACAACTCTTCTGACTTGCAAATAAGTGTAGAAACAGCAGATAAAGATATCAAATTCAACGGAACAGATGGTGGAAGTGGGATAACTGCTCTCACCCTTGATATGTCCGAATCAGGTGCTGCAACCTTCAATAGCTCAGTGACAGCAACACAATTCATAGGTGATGTTGTAAATGGACAAGCAACAGAAACAAGTTTCCAAAGTTCTGACTTAATAGCAGTTTATGATGTGTCTGCTTCTGCAATCAAAAAAGGAACTATTTCAAATGTTGCCCTTCAAGGACCAACTGGTCCAACTGGTCCAACTGGTCCAACAGGTCCAAGTGGTCCGAGTGGATCAGCAGGTAGTGACGGAGCTACAGGTCCAACAGGTCCCACAGGTCCTACCGGTCCTGCCGGTCCAACTGGTCCTGCAGGTAGTGATGGTAATGATGGTTCTGACGGAGCTACGGGTCCAACCGGTCCAACAGGACCAACGGGTCCTGCAGGTCCTACGGGTCCATCAGGTCCTGCAGGAAGTGATGGTTCAGACGGAAGTGCAGGTCCTACAGGTCCTACTGGTCCTACTGGTCCTACAGGTCCTACGGGTCCGTCAGGTAGTGCAACAATCAATAATAATGCAGACAACAGGATTATTACAGGGAGTGGAACTTCAGGTACTTTAGAAGCCGAAACAACTCTTACTTTTAACAGTGGTACTTTAGCTTTATCAACAGGAGATTTTCTTGTAGATGTAGCAGGAAATATACAATTAGATGCAGATGACGCAGGTGAAATTAGATTCCTTGATGGTGGAACTCAATATGCAGCAATAAAAAAAGATAGTAACGATGCTGTTATTCAATCTATTGTAGCTGATGGAGATTTAAAATTTAACGGTATTGATGATTCTTCTGTTATTACTGCTCTTACTCTTGATATGTCAGATGCAGGAACAGGAATATTTAATCACGATGTAAGAGTAGGCGATAATAATTTCTTTATTTGTGGTGCAGGTGATGATGTCGCTATACAAAGTGATGGTACAAACGGAACAATATTTGCAGGAAATGGTAACTTAACTCTTGATGTAGCAGGTGATATTAATATTGATGCAGATGGTGGTGATGTTTATTTTAAAGATGGTGGAACTGAATTTTTAAGATTACAAAATGATAGTGGTAATATAAATATCCGACAAGATACTTCTGACAAAGATATATTATTTCTTGGTAATGATGGAGGTTCAAGTATTGTTGCATTGACGTTAGATATGTCAGAGGCAGGTGCTGCAACATTCAATAATGATGTTACAGCTTTCTCAGATGCAAGATTAAAAGATAATATTGAAACTCTAGAGAATGGATTACAAAAAATAGAACAACTTAGAGGTGTAACTTATACAAGAGATAACAAAGAAAGTATTGGTGTAATTGCTCAAGAAGTAGAAAAAATATTACCAGAAATTGTCAAAACAGCAGATGATGAAATGGGTACAAAATCTGTTGATTACAGTAGAATAACTGCAGTGTTGATTGAAGCAGTAAAAGAATTATCAGCAAGAGTTAAAGAACTAGAGAATAAATAATGGCAGTCCCAACAGGTACGGCAAAATTTTCAGAAATACAAACAGAGTTTGGTGGAAGCAATCCTATCTCTCTAAGTGAATATTACTCAGGAGGTAGTAATACTAAATCTAATTTAGGAATTTTTGCACCTAACGGGATTCCAACTTCAGGAACAATTAGTGTCAACGATTTTCGTGGTGCAGAGAATACCAGTGAAGAATTTTCAACAAATGTAACTTTCACTGCAGGTTCTATAGCATTTTCAAATCCTTTTTTAGAAAGTAAAGGAAGGAGTTCTTTAAATTCACCAAATGGTTCAATTGCTGATGATACTCCTGATAATGGCAGAATGATGAAATCATCTACATTGAACGAAGTCACTTATAATAAATCTACACCTAAAGGTTCTTCAACATCAACCGAGTTTTTTAAAGTACAAATTTTTATTTCAAATACAGTTTCAGGTTACAACAACAATATCAATAATGATACTGATGCTTTCAAGCAATTCAGGGATACAAGTTCAGGAGGTGGTGGTACTTTCAATAGATCGGCTGCAAGTTATACTACTTCTGTTACAGGAGGTGTAGCAGTTCACAGTTGGCAATGGGGAAGCACCCCTTATTCACCAATTGGTACAGGCACAAGGTCCGTAACTTTTGATTGTGATTGATTATGAGTATAGAAATACAAATAGATAATGGCATAAAAAAAGTATCTAAAACGTATGATGGTATATTTGTACAAATTCCTGCAATTTTAGATAGTAATGGGGATGTTGATTTGGTGGCTTCAGAACAAGCTTTAGATATTTTTCACTGGGATAATAATGAGAGCTTGGAAACTCAGGAAACCAAAGTACCTCCTTATGTTCCAGAAGATGTTGGTGAAATTTAATGAGCTTTGCAAAGCTTTTAAGAAATGAGGTTTCTACAAAAGTAGAAGATGATTTAGTAATCACAGTTCTTAAAGGAAATACAGACGATTACATTGAAAGAGGTTCTTTTTCGGGTGTGGCAAATAGAGATATTGTTACAACAGATACTGAAAGTGCCAATGTAGTTTGTGTTCCTATAAGAACAATTATTGCTGAAGGAAAAGCAGAACTATCATGGGAGTGGGAAACTGACATATCAGAATCTGACGTAACTAGATTTGTTTCTTTGAACAATTCAGATGCACTCAAAAGTTCTAGTAATTTTTCTCAATCTACTGTTGCAGAAGCAGTGTCTAATAAAAAATTTGTAATGAATGTAGAATATGATCCTATTTTTTCTGAACTAGGCGATTTACAAATAAGATGGCAACTTAAAACTAATGGGAAAATAAAAGCTTTAGCAGATAATACAAAATTCCTATGCACCATTACTAACAACAGCGCATATCAAGTAAAAATTCTTGATATACCAGTTGGTGCTACCAAAACAGTTGCTAGACAAGGAACAATAAATTATTTAGTATTTGCTCAAGATTGTTCAGTTGGTGGCACAACACTATCTGAAAACACATTTAAAAAATTATCTAGTAATTCAGTAGATGTTAAAAATGAAAGTTCAAAACCGTGCAGAATAGTAACAATATATAAATGAGAGAAAAACTTTTTTACTTATTACCAGTTTTAAATACCATGTTTACCGATGGTAAATGGAATTTTCCATTAATAAGAATAGTAAAAGATTTCCACAAAAAACATGGTTTGATTCTCACTATCCTGTGGGTTCTCTTGGTTGTAGTAGGAACAAAGGTAGTTTTTATAAATGGAACTATAGGAATCATTAATTACACTTTTGGTATAGATATACCCTTCGGTCCCGTTTGGGAAAATATAAGAGGTAATTTTGGATTTGTTGATTAAAGTATTTCTTTTCTTTGGTGGTTTTTTATCTGGCACACTTGTTACGTATGCCTTTTTTTCTTTAGTACCTATTTTACAAGCTCTAGCAAATTTGCAGTTATGAATAGTATTTGGCAACTTTGGGAGAAAGGAGTTGATCAAGAAGTATTAAAAAAAATTGAAGAAATCACAAATGAATTGCAAGTTAAAGATTCTCAAGTAGGTCATTACAAACCGAAAGAAGGAGAAACAAACCCAAAAATTAGAAGATCAAAAACTGCGTTCTTAAATAATTCTAACAAATCACATTCTCAAATTTTTAGTATGTTCACTAATTTTTTTTATGAAGCAAATGCAAATGCTTTTGGGGTACATATAGATAGACTCACAGATATTCAATACACAGAGTATCATGCAGAAGAAGATGGTTTTTATGATTTCCACCAAGATTGTTTTATTGAATCAGAAAGACTTATAGACCGAAAATTAAGTTTGACCATGCAACTTTCAGACCCAGAAGATTATGAAGGAGGAGATTTTGTATTCCATAATTCATTTGTACCTTCACCACCAGATACAAGGGTTTTGAAAAAACAAGGAGCTATATTAGTTTTCCCTTCATTTGTTTTGCATAAAGTAGAACCTGTAACAAAAGGCATAAGAAAAAGTTTGGTAGCTTGGATTGATGGACCCTGTTGGAAATAAATATAGTCTGAAAAATAAAAAACTTCTCCAATACAAAACAGAGATGTTGGATTTGAATTTTTATTCAAGTGTAGTTTACAAACAACAAATATCTGCAAAACATCATTTTGATCATGTTTATACGTTGCCTTTTTTAGATAAAGAATTTTGTAAAGAATTGTTGCAAGAAATAAAGCTTTTAGAAGAATCTTTTGATTACAAGGGTAACTTAGATGAAGATGAAAGTGTAAGAAGTCCAGAATTACAAATAGCACAAATATGTCCAGAACTTTCAGAAAATTTGTTACGTAACATATGTACGTTTGGAAATTATTTTTTTTCAGAAGTGTTTGATTCAGATGTGGATTCTGGATCAGTTCACGTTACTAAATACGATAAAAATTGGATAGGGAAAATGCACAATGATTTAGCTGATGTAACTGTTTTGATACCCTTGAATGAAAACGAATTTGATGGTGGAGGTACAGAATTCAAAAAAGGAATTATTGAGCCACAAGACATTGGCACTGCAACAATTTTTCCTAGTTTTATTACTAAACACAAAGGATTATCTATTACTTCTGGGGAAAGATATCTACTGGTTTTTTGGTTGAGAAAAATTAAACTTTTGTAATTTTTTCATTAGAGATGTTAAAATTCATTTATCAAGGAGATAGACAATGGCAGATGCTAACAAAGATTTAAGAACCTACACTATAGAAACTGTAGATAAAGATGGTAAAACACCCATCAAAACAGAATATAAAGTAGAAGATATGGATAAAAACCAAGTAATTCTTTACAACAGGTTAGAAAAATTATCTGCTGAAAAAAATGACTTGAATATGCTTTTAGTAGAAAAAGAAATTCTTATAAATAGTTACAACCAGTCTTTAATTAAATCTTTACAACCAGAAAGAAAAATAGAAGATTTAACTAATGGTAAAGACAAAAAAAACAACGATTGAAGTTGCCAGTGAACTTGAAGCACACGAAAGAGAATGTGCTATACGTTATGCCAATATAGAAAAAAGACTTGATTCTGGTCAAGCAAGATTCACACGAATAGAAGCAATGATTGTAGGTATCTACGGACTGTTGATCGCTTCGCAAATTTTAGATAGGATGTTCTAATGGCAGGACTTAGTATTGCTACAGAACCTACACAAGAACCACTTTCTTTACAGGAAGTTAAAGATTATTTACGTGTTGAAGATTCTGCAGATGAGAGAATCTTAAGAACAATGATTGAAACTGCAAGAAGATTTGCAGAAGAACATTTAGGAAGATCACTTATGCAAACTACAATTCATCAGTTCATTGATGGATATGATGAAATTGAAGACCCACTCTTTGAGGGATTTAGAAAAGGACCATTTCTTACTTATTATAAAAACTACATAACATTGGCAAGACCACCAGTGATTTCTGTTACAAGTGTAAGTACGTTTAACGATTCAGATACAGAAACAACCTTTGCTAGTTCAAAATACTTTTTAGACAATGCAAGAGAACCTGCAAGAATAGTTTTAAGAAACGGAGAAACTTTCCCAACCAGTTTAAGGGTAGCTAACGCAATCAAAATTGTATATGTGTCAGGTTATACATCTCCATTTACAATCCCCGAACCTATAAGATTGGGGATGTTACAACATATTGCACACTTATATGAACACCGAGGCGATATGTACAATTCCGTTGGTTACCCACCTTCTTTACAAAGACTTTATCAACCTTACGTAGTAATGAAAGGTTTATCTTCTTCTACACTTTTATCAATTGGTTAATGGCTGTTGGTGGATTAAGACATAAAGTTGATTTGCAAAAACCAACCAATACGAGAGATGCAGGTGGTGGTGCAGTAAAAACCTTCACAACTTTGGCTCAACTTTACGCACAAATAAAGCCCGTCAGTGGGCAAGAAAAGTATAGACAGGGTCAAGTTCAAGAAAGTGTAACTCACCACGTGACGGTCCGTTATCGTAGCGACATAGGTACAAATATGAGGTTGGTGTATCAATCTAGAAACTTCAATATACGACATATCAGAAATATAGATGAAAGGAACAGATTCTTGCTTTTAGTTTGTAATGAAGGAGAAGCAACATGAAACTCATTTTTTCTCTAAAAAATTTAGATGTTTTCAATAAACGAATGGAAAAAAGATTGAAAAATGATGCATTGAAAGAAGTAAAAAAGAACGTAACTTATGGAACAAATATTGTAGAAAACTTTGCAAAAGAAAAAATACAAAGAAGTCCTGCAACTGGTAACCCAAGAGGTGATGGAAGTTTTGCTTCTGCGCCCGGCGAATTTCCCAAAACTGATACAGGATTTTTGGTGCAAAATATTTCTTCAAAAGTTTTTACAAAGGGAAACACAGTCATAGGTCAGATAATAAGTTCAGCACCTTATTCCAAACATTTAGAGTTTGGAACAACAAAAATGGCAGCAAGACCATTCATGCAACCAAGTTTGGAAGCTAATGCCAAAAAAATAGAAAGAAGATTTAAACGTGGAGGTTACATAGATTGAGTATCGGACAATTTGCATTGCAATCTACAATTTATTCAACACTTAACGGTGATAGCAACTTAACAAATACTTTAGGTGCAGGAGTTTTTGATGAAGTTGTTGAAGGTACAAGTTATCCATTTGTTGCTATCGGTGAAGAAACTGCAGTTGATTACGGAACAAAAACTTTAGATGGTGGTGAGTTCACAATCAATATTCATGTATGGTCACAATATACAGGTGCAAAAGAAACTAAAAATATTATGGACAGAATTCACGAACTGCTTCACAATAGTAGTTTAAGTGTTACTGGTTTTAACCTTATAAATATGAGATTTGAATTCAGTGATATTTTAAGGGACCCAGATGGGATAACCAGACACGGTGTCATGCGATTTCGTGCAGTAATTTTAGGAACTTCATAAAAGGAGAAAAATTATGGCAGCACAGAAAGGATCAGCAGTCCTCATCAAAGCTACAGTAAGTGGAAGTAAAGTAACCGTTGGTGGTTTGCGTTCTTCTTCAATTGTTCTGAATGATGAAATGGTTGATATTACTAACAAGGATTCTTCCAATGCAAGAACTCTTTTACCTCAAGGTGGAATTCAATCACTTACTATAAGTGGTTCAGGTGTCTTTACTGATAGCACATCTGAACAACAATTGAGAACTTCGGTTGGAGAATCTGTTTTTAATACTTACGATTTCGTTATTCCAGATTTGGGAACTTACTCAGGAAGTTTTCAAGTAACTTCACTTGAATTTGCAGGTGAATACAATGGAGAAGCAACTTACAGTGTAACACTTGAATCAAGTGGTGCAGTCACCTTTGCCGCAGCATAATGTTTGAAACAGTTGAAGTAAAAAAAGGAAAAGAAATTATTCAAGGTTCACTTGATGATGGTGTTCTTTCCGTACCAAATGTTTTAGGAAAGTCTGTTTCAGAAGTAACAATAAACGGCAAATCTTACAATGTTTTAGAATCAAATGTAGATGTTAGAGATAATTTAATTTATTTAACAATAGATATTCCAGACGGAAAATCAGGAGCTAAGTCAAATGACGAATCCACTGAAGGGTGAAGTCCAAATTTCATTAGGTGAAAAAACATATAAAGCAAGACTGACGATTGATGCTTTAGTTAGAATAGAGGAAGCAACGAATCTCGGTATTCTTAAATTAGCAACTAAAATCGCAAGTGCTGAATGTAAACTTTCAGAACTCATTATCATTTTAACTGCCGCTTTGCGTGGGGGTGGAAATGATTTACAAGAAAAGGATATAAAAGAAATCATATCCGATATAGGTATAGTCCAAGCAAGTACAGAAGTAGCTAGACTGATTGCGTCTTCTCTAAGCGACCCAAATGACGAGGAAGCAGAAGAGGTAAAGTTGGAAAAGGCAACATAGCTGAGTCAATCAGCTGGAATCGGTATATGGAAATTTGTATCGGTACAATGCAAATGCGACCCAAAGATTTCTGGAATCTTTCCTGTGTTGAATTATATGCTGCCATAAGGGGTTTCAAGCAATTCCACACCGTAGAACAAGATCATATGTCTAGGGGAGAACTAGAAAACTTAATGGAGCTTTATCCAGACTGATGGCAACTACTGTAGATCAATTAATTGTAGAAATTAAAGCAGATACTAAAGATTTGCAATCACAACTACGCAGATTGGAAGGAAGGATAGGTTCTGCAGGAAAAACTGGTAGTACAGCTTTTGTGCCAATGATTGGAAGTATGAAAAGTATGTTGCCAATAATAGCAGGTGTTGTTGCAGGTCTAGGGGCAATCGGGGCAGTTCGTGGAATAGCACAAGTTGGTTCTGAGTTTGAAGATATGCGTGATTCTTTGAACCAAGTATTCGGTAGTATTCAAGGTGGAGAACGAGCTTTTAACAATATCTTAACCTTCGCACAAACAACTCCTTTTCAAGTTGAAGATGTAACTAGAGCATTTATTTCATTAAAAGGTGCAGGTATTGAACCGAGTGCAGATATGTTACAAGTCTTTGCCGATACTGCCTCCACATCTGTAGATCAATTAGGGGCATTTCAGGCAATGGTGCGTTTAGTCCAAAGATCGGCTGCAGGTGGATTAGGTCTTGAGGAAATAAATCAGTTAGATGATAGAGGAATACCTGCAACAAAAATCCTTACCGAAGCATTGAATGTAAATAGATTAGAGTTGAGTAAGTTTGGTCAAACAGCCGAAGACGCAGCATTCATGGTGGAAAAACTTATAGAAGGAATGAAAGAACGTTTTGGTGGAGCAATGGAACAGAAGATGGATAACCTATCTACTAAAACTTCAAATATGACGATTGCTTTTAAAGAATTACAGAACTCTATTTTTGAAGGAGGATTAGGAGATTTCTTAGGAGATTTAGCAGATAAAATGAATAACTTGGCAAGTGCAACTGCCAAAAGCATTAGAGCTATGACTGGTAATGAAACTGCTATGGATATCTTTGGAACTTTTGACGCAGGTGAAATATCCAGAAGGGGACCTGAACTTATTGAAGAAATTGATAAAAAATTAGACACAATTTTTAGAAGAGGAGGTGGCTCACAAGAAGCTGCCAGATTGGAAAAATTAAGAAACACAATTGATTTCATGGTGATAGATGCAGATGAAGTTTTATTTGATGAATTATTGAAAGAAATAGCAGATAAAAGTGATGAACTTACTCCAAAATTGAATTTGATGACAGAAGCTTTTGGAAGTTTAGATCAAATTACAAAAGAGGGGGCACAATCTATATCTGAAGATTTTACTGATGCATTATTGAATGGAGAAAATGTTTTGAGTAGTTTCGCAGATTTTACAAAAAGCATTATTTCTCAAATTATTGCGACTTTTTTAAGATTAGCAGTAATAGAACCTATCTTACAAGGAGCATTTTCGGCACTTGGTTTGAATTTTGGAACACCAACAGGTTCTGCTGCAACAGGTGGTTTAGCCACTCACAATAGACCTATGCTTGTTGGTGAAAGGGGTCCAGAATTGTTTGTTCCACATACTCCCGGCAGTATCATCAATTCAAATAATACAAGGTCTGCTCTTGCAGGAGGTGGAAGTGGGGTGGTTATAAATCAAAGTATAAATTTTGCAACTGGTGTAGTTCCAACAGTAAGAAAAGAAGTTTTAAATTTATTACCACAAATATCGCAAGTAACAAAAGCTTCGGTTTTAGAAGCTAGTGCGAGAGGTGGTTCTTTTAGCAGAACAATAAGAGGTAGATAATGAGTAAAGAAATTGAAATGCCTACTACACCTAATTTTATTACAAGTGAATTTTCTTTAGAAAGAACTATAGGTACAACAATAAGTCCATTTACAGGTTCTCAAAGACAACAAGAATTTGATAATGTTTTTTGGTCTGCAACTGTTTCGCTTCCTCCATTGAATAGAAGTCAAGCTTCAAACTGGCAAAGTTTTCTTACTAGGTTGAAAGGTCCTATAAACAATTTCCAATTTACAGACCCAGACGCAAAAACAGGAACGGGGACTTATAACTCAAATGATTTAAAAGCAAATAAAAGAATTACTAATACTAATGTAACTCTTTCTTTTTCTGGGAATACAATCACTGCAGGTGCTTCTACTTTTTCAAGTGCTATTGTTGGGGATTACATAGTTGTAACAGGTGCAACCAATGAAAATAATAATGGTACTCATAAAATAACAACAGTTACATCAAACACAGTTGTTGTAGTAGATACAAATTTGACAGCAGAATCTTCAACTGCAAGTTGTAAAGTGCAACAAAATATAAAAGGTTCTCAGGGATTATCTTTATTAGGTGATACTAATTCTGCAACTGGAACACTTGCCGTAGGTGATTATCTTGGAGTGCTTTCAGGAACACTTACGACTAACCAACCAATACAACTGGTTTTAGTAACTGAAGTAAGCACGGAAACCAGTGGAACACCTAATAAGTACAGTGTTGGTATAGAACCAAAGTTAAGACAGGATATTGCAGATAACCAACTTGTAAAATTCAATAATGCAAAAGGTTTGTTTAGATTGAGTGAGAACAATGCGAATTGGTCTGGCAATCATAATTCAATTTACAATATAAGTTTTAGTTGTGTAGAGGTGATATAAATGAGTACAAGAGAAGGAATAGATACTAAGGTACTAACTGCTTTAGGAGAGGATAAAATTTATCCTTTCTTTGCAGTCAAAGGTCAGTTTGATAGTGGCACTGTTAGACTATGGACTGGAACGGAAGATATTACTATTGATTCAGAAACTTATACGGGTGCAGGTTCTTTGCTTTCTATGACAGGAGTTGAAGAAAACAGTGATCTTGCTAGTACCAACTTGGTTGTAACTTTATCAGGTATGGACCAAACTGTTTTAAATTTAGCTCTTTCTGAAAATTATCAGAACAGACGTATAGATGCTTTTCTTGGATTTTTAGACGGTGGTACAAATGAAGTAAAAGGAAAGATGAATATATTTGGTGGTCGTATGACTCAAATGACAATTTCCGATTCAGCACAAGGTTCACAAGTTACAATCAATTCCGAAAACAGATTAGTAGATTTAGATAGACCAAGTAACTTGCGTTACAACAGGGGTTCACAACAATTTTTAGATTCTACTGATACTGCATTTAGACACGTTCAAGAAAATTTAGAAGTAGAATTGATTTGGGGTAGAGATGATCCAGACCCTAGTAGTAATGCTGCCGCAGTTGACCCTTATGGAAGCTACTACATAGGAGGTTTATTTTGAGCAAAAAAATTTTAAAAAAAGTACCCCAATGGGATACAAAACTATTTAATTTTCTAAGAGAGATAGAACAAAAACCTTTTAAGTGGGGTACTTGGGATTGTTGCATTTTTGCTTTGCAATCAATAGAAGTAATGACAGATAAAAAAACTGTAGCTGTTACTTGGAAAGATAAAATGTCTGCCCTCAGATATATAAAAAAAGAAGGTGGGAGTTTGAAAGCAATTGCTGATAAATTTGTCAAACAATACGGGTTAGAAACAATACAGAAAAGTTTTGTTACCTGTGGTGATATTGTTTTGATAAAGGAGCAAGAAACACAAGAGGATTTGTTAGGTGTGTGTAGTGGTAATTTAATTTTGTGTGTTGCAGAAGGAGGTGTAACTTATAAACCCAACGAAGACGCAAAAAAAGTTTGGAGAATTAGTAGTTAATGCCAAAAGCAATTAAAACAGCAATTGTAGTTACATTAGGGGCTTTTGTTGTAATTGCTGTCGGGGCACCTGCATTTGTTAAAACATTTACGTTTCTAGGAATGACAGGTACGTCAGCATTCTTGGCCTTCACGGCAACAAGCACTTTTGTTATGTCAGCACTTGGGTCTATGTTAGCACCAGACCCACCTTCAGTAGCTTTAGAAAATTTTGGAACAAAAGCTTCTAGAAAAGATGCAAACGCACCAAGACAGATAATTTATGGACAAACAAGAGTTGGTGGAACGATAACTCAGATGGAAACTGTTGGTGATGATAATAATAAATTATGTATGTTTATTGTGATTGCAGGACATCAAATAACAAGTATTGAGAAAGTTTTTTTAAATGACAACGAAGTAAGAGTTAATAAAAATGATGGTCAAGGTGGAAACACTACAACAAGCACAGTAAGTGGAGAAACCGTACATGAGGTTACTGACAGTGCCTTTATAAATACAGAAAATGATAATTCTTTTACCAGTGGCAGGTTGATTAGATTTACAATACATGATGGTAGTCAAACAGCAAGAGATGGATTGGCTGCCGCAAGTTTGGGAACAACTGCAGTTCCTACTACGCATAAGTTTACAAACTGTGCTTACATTTATATGGAATGTATCTATGACCCTGAATTTTTAAGTTCAGTGCCACAAATCTCGTTTGAAGTAAAAGGTAAAAATATATTTGATCCAAGAACAAACGCAGTTTCAACAACTGATGCACAAAGATCAAACCCTGCTCTGATAATAAGAGATTATCTTTCAAATTCTGATTTTGGTTTGAAAGCAACAACAACTGAATTAAATGACTCAACTTCTGCAGGTGGTTTTGCTTCTGCTGCAAATACTTGTGATCAATCTGTAAGCACTGATGATTCAGGTGGTACAGAATCTAGATACACTTGCAATGGTTTTACAAATATGACAGCTAATGCAAAGGAATTTTTATCAACAGCACTTGCCTCCATGGCAGGTTCTTTGACTTACACAAATGGTAAGTTCAATGTTTTTGCAGGTGCAAATCAAACGGCTTCTATGACAATTACTGATGAAGATTGTTTGTCTGATTTACAAATTACAACTAAGAGTGCAAATGGTGATCTTTTCAATACAGTGAAAGGAATATTTACTGACAGTGAAAATAAATTCATTGGCACAGATGCACCTGTGTTACAGAATGCAACATTTCTTGCACAAGATACCCCAAGTGGAGAAAGTTCTGCTTCTTACGTAAAAACAATGGAACTTAAATTTCCTTTCACTAACACCGTTACAATGGCACAACGTTTGATGAAGATTGCATTACTACATCAAAGACAGACGATAACGATTTCTGGAAACTTCACTTTAGAGTTTATGAAATTGCAACCCAAAGATTATGTAAATGTTACAAATACCAGATTAGGTTTTTCTTCAAAATTGTTTGAGGTTGAAGCTGTAAATTTAGATATTATGGGAGAAGAAAGCGATCCACAACTCGTAACTTCTTTGCAATTGAAAGAGATGGATACGGCAGTTTATGATTTTGCAACTAATGAATACTCAACACCAATTTCTGTAGTTGCAGTTCAGAATAAAGGCACATCTACATTATTGGCTCCAACTGGTGCTAGTAGGCAACAAACAGCAACCGTTGAAGGAGTAACAACAAAAATAAATATTGATGTTTCTTGGACTGCAAGAAATGATCCAAGTATTGTTGCTACCGAAGTGCAGTTCAAATTAAATAGTGATAGTAATTACAAATCAATCACAACTGGTCCAAAACAAACAAGAGCTAGTATTCCAAATGTTGTAGTAGGAGAAACTTATAATATTAGACTTAGAAACATTGGTAAAAATGGAGAAGTTTCGGCAAATGTCGCCCTGTCAGATTTAACTATTGTTGCAGTTACTACAGCACCTAATACACCTTCAGGTGTAAGTATAGTAAGTGGTAAATCATTTCAAATTGGATTGTCTTGGACCAACCCAAATAATTCTGATTTACGTGCTGTAAAAATATATCGTAAGACTAGTAATGTTACCCCGACTGATGACACTGATTTAGTTGAAACAATTTACGGTGAACCAAATGCAAAGTCTATTTTCAATTTTGGGGTACAAGATGGTTTGACTGCAGGTGTGGTTTATTATTTTTGGTTAAGAGCTATAAATCATTCGGGAGTTCATTCTCCTTTTACTTCAAGTGTGAACGGTTCGTTTACAACAGTAGATGGTTCAACTTTAGCAATAGACTCAAGTGATGGTATTAAATTAGATACGTTTGATGCAGTAAGTCATGTGAACGTAAATACTCTTTCTGCAAATTTATTTTCAGAGGCACAAAAAGTTGATTTCAGTTTTAACAACTCAACCACTTTTACGAATATTGCAACTAATGTGGGTAATGGTTCTTTAGCACCAATATTAAGTTCTCCGATCAATTTAATAATTCCTGCTACAAAAACAGCAGAATCAAAAAATTACATAGCTAGTTGTGTATTTGGACCTGTAGGTAAAACAAATACTATTGATAATCTTGTAGGAACGGTAATATGTGTAATTGCAATATCTACAAATTCAAGTGCAACAGTTACCAGTGATTTTTTAACTACAGAGGAAAGAATTCATTCTGGTGATTCTTTTGCTTTATCAACAATGACTTTGCAAAAAGGGTTTAGTGTTACAACGAGTACGTCAGCAACAGTTACTAGATTTATTCATGTTTATGGTTTTCAGTTTGGGATATACGGAAGTGGTTATGATTTTACTAATGCTGCTGATACAGGTGATTTAGGTTTTACAGTTGATGTTTCTGTTTCTGGTGCCCATAGATGAGTTATCCAAAAATCATAAGTATCTACAAAAAAAGTGATGGAATCATTTGTCAGGTTCTTACGGTTTCCGAAGAATCAGCATTGAATATTTCAGAAGATTTCGGGTATGTAGATGGCAGTTATGAAAAAGGAAAATACAAAGTAGAAAATGACAAAGTAATAGCTTACACACCAAATTATATTTTAGGAACAAATTCTGGAAATGTTAGAGAAGAAAGGAATAGAAGACTTTTACAATCAGATTGGACACAGTTACCAGATAGCCCCCTATCAGATTCTAAAAAAACTGAATGGGCTACTTACCGACAACAACTGCGAGATATGATGGGTTCTTATACTGACTCAGAAAATAACACAGTTGAAAATACAACATTTCCCACACAACCAAGTTAGGAGTAAACAATGGAAGAAATAAAAAAAGAAGAACCAATAAAAAAACGTCTTGAGTTAGACATAGATGTAACACCACAAAATAACGGAGAGAATCCATATATAAATTGGGTACACTTAGCGAAAACCATAGATGCTTGGCGCATTTTTCCTAGAATCTTTGTAAGTGTTTATATAGTTCTTTTATACAAAGTTGTAATATGGTTTATGGAATTACCAGAACCAAACTTAGAACAATCTGCTTTGGTATCAATAGTGGTTGGTGCTATGGCTGCAGTATTTGGAATATATGCAGGTACTTCAGGACAAAGCAAAAAGTTTAGAGGTGAAGAGAATTAATGGAAACTTTTAATCTTATTGCAGAGGTTGGAGTTCCAATTGCAGGTGCTTTGATTATGGCTTATTTCATATTCTTAGTTATGAAACAATTGTTGTCAGGTTTAGTATCAGAAATCAAACAAATACAAGGCATTACTCAAATGTTGATTACAAGAGCTTCTATTATGAATAATGATATGATTCGGATAGATACCAGTGTTTCTTCAGCTTTAGATTTAAGACCAGATTTACAAAGAATTGCTAGAGCAGAGAATTTTGTAGAAGATGGGAAAATTGATGCTAGAAGAGATTGATGGACATTGCACAATTAATTGCTGATTTTGGTTTCCCTGTTGTTATGGTTGTTGGGTTAGGATACTTTGTCTATTACGTTTGGCAAACTATCACAAATACAATTGATCCTGCTGTTTCAGATATGAAAAAAACTATTATTAGATTGACAGATCAATTACGTTTGCTTGATCAGGATATGATACGATTGCAACAAAAGGTGAATACCGTTTTAGAATTAAAAGAAGAAAAGAAAAATGAAACGAAAAAAAACAAGACAAGAACTAGAGCAAGACGAAAAAGTTAAATATTGGTTTACCATTGTTGGGTTTTCAGTGATATGTTTGACTTTGCTTTTCGGAGCTTTTCAAACAGCTTTTGCAGATGAAATGCGTCATAAATTCAAATCTCCAAGTTTTTCTGGGAATGGTACATCTCAACATTATTTGACCATAGAAAATCAAGAACACCTTAGAAAGAAACAAATTGAAGAAGAGAAACAAGCTCTTTTGGATGAACTTGAAAGAGATGAAGCTAATTCCACAGTTGCGAGATTTATACGTAATTTAGAATCTAGGGTTTATGCTAACTTATCAAGACAACTTGTAGAAAACCTTTTTGGAGAAGATGCACAACAATTTGGTTCTATTATGCTTGAAGGCAATCTCATAGAGTATGTTGCAACTGATGAAACAATTACACTCACAATCACAGATGAAAATGGTCAAACTACCGATATCACATTTCCTCTTAATAGTTTTACTTTCTAGTTGTGCAAATTTAAAGTTTGATGCCAACCCTAATGTAAAAATATCAAAGTATCCTTATGTAACAGATGTTATTAATAGGGATATCATCAAACAAAGACCACCAAAAGAAAATTTAATAGTTGCTGTTTACGAAAATAGTTTTTCTGATCTCACAGGACAAAGAAGAAGCAATAGTGAATATGCTTCTTTTAGTACAGCAGTTACACAAGGTTCACATAATATCCTTATCAAAGTTTTAAAAGATGTAAGCAATGGAAAGTTTTTTACAGTAGTAGAACGTGTTGCATTAGAGAATCTTACAAAAGAAAGACAAATCATTAGGAGTGCTAGACAAAATTTTGAGGAGGATAAGCAACTTGGTAGTTTGTTATTTGCAGGAATGTTATTTGAGGGTGGAATTATTTCCTATGAAAACAATGTCAGGAGTGGTGGTTCAGGTGCAAGGTTTCTTGGTTTAGGTGCTTCTAGAGAATACCGACAAGATGCAATTACTATCAGTTTGCGATTAGTTTCTGTTCTTACTGGGAGAATCCTTTTAGAAGAAACGGTTGCAAAAACTATACTCTCAGTTTCAACAAATCAGGACACTTTCAGGTTTGTTAGAAACAATACGGAATTAGTTGAAATTGAGAACGGAAACGTGGAAAATGAATCCATTACTATTGCATTGCAATCTGCCATAGAAGAAGCAGTTCTCAGAATCATAGAGAAGGGATTTGAACAAAAATTTTGGAGCTATGATGAAACAAATATTATTGATTGCACTGATGATGTCTGCTCTGATATACGGGGCTGATAACGAAATACAAATAGACCAAACTGGTGGCACATTGAATGCCGATATTGAACAGTTAGGTTCAGGTAACTTAATAGGTGGAAGTGATGCAACTGCAGGTGATATGACTGCACTTGATTTAGATGGTGCAACCATGACTATTGATATCAACCAAATAGGTGATTCAAACCTTTTCAAAGGGGATATAGTATCAGATACTTTCACAGGTTTTTTTAACTTTGATGGCAACTCAAATATTTTTGATATACAAGTTGATCCTACGAATACATATGGTGCTGATAATTCTGATTTGAATATACAGGTTTCTGGTAACTCAAATGATCTTTCTTTAGATCAAGCTACAACATCAATGACTTCTGCTCTTGATTTAGATTGGATAATACAGGGAGATTCAAACATCATTGATGCTGATATTGATGTTGATTTATCAACTAACTATATGGACATTGATGGAAACTCAAATCAACTGACATTTGATTCAAGTGGTTATCAAGGTGGCTATTTTTACATTGACCATACAGGGAACAGTAGAAATTTTTCTATTAATCAACAATCTACATTAGACAATGACTGGTTACGTGTATTTAGTAATGGTGATAACGGCACTTTCTGTATCAACCAAAATGATGGGGGCACCAGTACCAGTTGTTGATATTGGTGCTGTAAAGGAAGTATCTGGGACTACTAAACTCATTAGAGATAATGAGTATGATCTTTTTGAAAACTTTCAAATACAAAGTTATGATGATGTTCGGACAGCTAATGGAAGAGTTGCAATAAATTTTATAGATGAATCTGAAGTAAGACTTACCGAACATTCTTCATTGGTCATTGATGAATACATTTATGACCCAAACCCAACTAAAACCAAAATGGCACTGAAGTTTGCTTCAGGCACTGCAAGGTTCATTTCAGGCAATCTAGCAAAAATAGATAAAAGAAATATATCTCTAAAAACTCCAACGGCCCAAATTGCTGTAAGAGGAACTGACTTTACTTGTACAGTAGATGAACTTGGAAAGAGTTTAATAATTCTTTTACCAGATGAAAATGGTGATGCTTCAGGTGAAATTGTAGTCAGTACACTTGCAGGGCAAGTAGTTTTGAACAAACCTTACGAATCAACAGTTACCAGTCTGTATGAAACACCACCTTCCAACCCAGTGATTTTGAATTTAGATTTAGCTTTCATAGATAATTATTTGATTATCAATCCACCAAATGAGGAACGTTTAGATATTGGACAGGATTCACAAAATGGTTCTGCAGATTATTTAGAGTTTGCAGAATTAGATTTTGATTTCTTAGCAGAAGATTTTTTAGATAATGAACAAGAACTTGAGTTTACAGAATTAGATATTGATTATTTAGATCAAAACTTTTTAGAAGATTTGTTGAATGTTATTGATAGTTTGGCTGTTGATGAAACTGATGAACTTAGTCAAGTTGCTTCATCAGTTAATATTCAAGGCACTTTTGTTGGACAAGATGGTGATACGCAAATAACTACTATTCTTCAAGATGCAAAAGCTAGTTTCCGAAGAAATATTTCTAATAGCTTACAAATTGATATTGATGATGATTCAAGCACGACTATCATCATGGAACAAGATGGAGTGTCAAATCTTATCAAGCTTAATGGTGGAACTGATTCTACTATCTCAATAAATCAAACATGAAATATATCGGCTTAGCATTTATATTTTTACTTGCTTTACCCCTCTTTTTTCAGGTGACAATTTTAGAGATAGTAAAACTAAATACTTTTGATTATTTTGTTGACACTCCAAAACCTACAGGGAATTTTGTTATTCTTAATATTACAGATGAAGATATTGATTCTGAAGGCGGCTATCCTTTACCACGTTCAAAATTAGCTGAAATACAAATCCAACTTTTGAGAGAAGGTGCAATTGGTATAGGTTGGGGTTTTGGTTTTCCTCATGCAGATAGATTGGATGGTGATAGAGATTTTGTAAAAGCTCTCTCCTATAGTCCAAGTGTTATCTCTTCTTTTGAAAACAATTCACAGAATTTTCCAAGACCTACTGGAACTGTAATTCTTGGTCCAGATGCAAACGGAATCCAAACAAATGGAGTCATTCAAAATATTCCTGTATTGCGTTCTGTAGCTTTGGAGGGAGTTGCGACTGCAAGAACAGAGATTGATAATCTAGTTAGAAGAATACCTTTGTTGTACAAAACTCCAGAGGGTTGGATTGCTAGTTTTGGCACACAAGTTTTAAAAGCTCTCACAGATTCCAATACTTATATCATCAAAACAAATGAATCTGGTATTGAAGAAATAACTATCAAAGGCATACCACCAGTGAAAACAGATTTGCTTGGAAGGAAATGGATATCATGGGTAGCTACAGAAGAAACTACACTTCAAGAAATGAATGTCAAAGATAAGTTTGTTTTTGTTGGAATTACAGCAAAAGGGATAATGCCACAGGTCGCAACACCTGTTGGGTTACTTGAACCCCATAAAATACAAACTGCGTTAGCAGAATCACTGCTCCTTGAAAATAGCCCTTATGTACCAAGTTATGCAAAATTGGTGGAAATCATGGTATTTTTCTTATCTGTGGGCTCCATATGGCTCATTCTAGCCCGTTTTGGAGTAACTTTGGGTATAAGTACCTCCGTATTTATCCTGCTTGTGGTGGGCTTGTTAGGAGTTCAAGCTATTAAAAATGGTTTCTTAATAGATGTAACTTGGACTCTTATTTCAAGTGTATTGGTTGGAACGTTAGCTTTCTATTTACGATTTAGAGAGCAGTACAAACTACGTTTACAAATTAAGAAACAATTTGAACATTATCTTGACCCAAGACAGGTAAAACAACTTCAAAAGAATCCTGACTTATTAAAATTGGGTGGTGAAAAAAGAACGGCAACTTTTTTGTTTACAGATTTACGTGGGTTCACATCTCTCTCAGAAAAACTTGAACCAGAAGAAGTTACAAAAATTATGAACCGAGTTTTATCAGTACAATCAAAATGCGTTCAACATCACGGTGGGATGATAGATAAATTTATAGGTGATGCAATGATGGGCATTTTCAATGCACCTTTAGATTTAGAAGATCACGAAGATTGTGCAGTTCTTTGTGCAATGGATATATGTGATGAAATAGAAATGTTAAATGCAGAATTACAAAAAGAGGGTAAACCCTTAGTAGCGATTGGTATTGGTATAAACACAGGAGAAGCCATTATTGGAAACATGGGCAGTAGTACAAGATTTGATTACACAGCAATTGGGGATGCAGTAAACATTGCAGCCAGACTTGAAAGTGCAACTAAAGAACAAGGTGTAGATATTTTAGTTGGCGAAACAACACAATTTAATTCTTGTCATAACCTACAACTGGAAGCTAAAATCAACGTCAAAGGAAAAGAATTACCTTTGAATGTTTATACATTAGTATGAAAGTCACAATAATATTAGGAGTTTTACTCTTAACAACAGTAACAAGTTCTGGATTGATAATAAGAAACTTGATGCTCAAGAATTCTGTTTTAGAAGCAAATCAATTAGTTTTAGAAGATAAAATTGTTGAACAAAACGAATCAATAAAAACTTATTTGGCAAACCAAGAAAGACACAACAAGCAACTAACAGAGATGCAAAATTCTGTTAATGCAGCACAAAGATTGGTTACAGACTTAAGAAACACTTTTGCAAAACATGATTTGAATAATCTGGCATTAATGAAACCAAAACTTATTGAAAAAAGAATTAATTCAGCTTCAAAAAAAGTTTTTGATAAATTGGTAGAAACAACAAATCCAAATCAATTTGATGAAATACCTGATAACGATTCTTAGTTTATTTATCTTTACAAGTTGTGCTTCTATGCAAAGAACACAACCAGTAGAGGTCGTAACAATTACAGAAAAGGCACCAATGTTTCATCCACCTTTACCACTTGAATTACAACTTGCAGAAGTAGAATTTGAGGTTCTTACACCAGAAATTATGAAAGAGTATTTACAATTGATTGAAGAAGGAAAAGCACCGGCAAGACCCTATTATGCTCTCACGACAAAGGGGTACGAAAACATATCTAATAATATTGCAGATATACAGCGATACATTTCCAACATATTGTTAATAGTTGAATATTATAGAAATTATGACGAGAAAGAAGATGAATGATCCATACTATTATAATTGTAATCTAGTGAAAGTAATTGATGGAGATACCATAGATGTTGATATTGATTTAGGTTTCAATATTGTACTTTCAAAAAGACGTATAAGATTGATGGGCATAGATACACCAGAAAGCAGAACAAGAAATCTTGCAGAAAAAGAATTAGGTTTAAAAGCTAAAGATAGACTGATAGAACTATGTGGAGAAAAATTACAGTTACTATCTTATGGCACAGATAAATACGGAAGAGTTTTGGGAGTACCACATACAATTGACGGTTATGATATTTGCAAAATATTAATTGAGGAAAATCATGCAGTTTCTTATTGGGGTGGTAAAAAAGTTGCTAAAGTTCTGCCAAATGGAAAATGGGGGGTATGAAATGAGAATCTCAGAAGAAGGAAAAAGTTTAATTAAAAAGTTTGAAGGATGTCGTCTAGAGGCATATCTTTGTCCTGCTGATTATTGGACTATTGGATATGGACACATAAAAGGAGTGCAAGAAGGAGATACGATTACTCAAGAAATGGCAGATATTTATTTAGATAGTGATATAGAAGAATTTGAATCCTATGTTGAAGGAATGGTAGATATTCCCCTTAGTCAAAATGAATTTGACGCATTAGTTTGTTGGACATTCAATCTGGGACCAACAAATTTAGGTAGCTCCACATTATTGAAGGTTCTCAATCAAGGCAAAAAAGAAGAAGTACCATTTGAAATCAAACGTTGGAATAAAAGCAATGGAGAAGTTCTAGAAGGTTTGGTGAGAAGAAGAGAAGCAGAAGCATTACTCTTTGAAGGTAAGGAGTGGGAAAATATTTAGTGGCTTTATCTAAAACACAAAACAAACGATTAGGCATTCTTTTGTCAGTTATGTTTGCAGAAGAATTGACTGATGATGATGTGAAAGAAGTTGTAGAGCAGAATCTTGTAGAAAAGGTTCACGGTAATTATATGATCACCGAAAAAGGATTATCTGAAAAAAATCGTCTTTGTACTCTTGCAGGTTTGGTAATTCGTTATCAATCAGAAAAAAAAGAGGGGAGTTAGACTCCCCTCATAAACCACATTGTATTGATAAAATACTAAGTTTTATTGGGATAAAACTCAGCCGAGGTGTGTGGTTTTAGTTTTCTCTTTGAAGAACTTGATAGTCATATTTTTGCCAAATGTCTTCTTTGAATACATCCCAATTTGCACATTCGGTTTCAATGATTTTATCTGCTCTATCAAAACCATAATTTTTTACAAGTTCTGAATACCTTCTATAAGTTCTTTCGTAACTCATAAATTCTTTCATTGTTTTTTTCATTGTCTTTTCTTCTCCATTTTTCTTTTCTCAAGCACTATTTTAGCTTTTTGATTTATTTCCTCAACAGCTTGTTTAGTTTGCCAATATGCTTTGATGATGTGTCTGATATCATCATCTGCAGTTGAGTTGTAAGTTTCAAGAATATGAACATCAGATTCTTCCTCAGAAAGAAAATCAATTTCCCTCATAAGTTTGAGATATTTCTGCAACTGGATACCTGTAAATTTTATTCCTGACATTGTTCCCTCCCTGTTCTTTGAAGGTAAGGAGAAGTTTCTTTGTTCCATAAATCTTCTACCACTGTGTCAAAATCCCAAACAATTTCTTGCAAACTCTTAAGACTTGTAGTTATCCAACTCAACCTCATTAAGATTTTTTCTCTTTCGTTAGAATCTGCTGTTTTCAATGAAGTAAGAGTTTCATTATCAATGGAATCATTCAACTCTTTAAGAATGGCAATTGAATCATAAAGTTCTTCCTCACACTTATCTAATTTTAAAAATACTTCTTTCTTGTTCATGTTTTTCCTCCTTATTAAAAAGTTTTTTCTTTACCCACAATTGAAAGGTTTTCTTTTTGTTCGTGGTGTAAATCATAGTTGATACCTAAGTAATCCATAATATCTGCTTTCAAACACCATAAGTTATAACCAGTTCTAGCACTTATCTCAATGTAGCCATAATGAAAACTTAGTGAAAAATATTTTTCTTGCACAAGGCGATAACCCTCTGGACTGTTTTTATCAACTTTCACATTTGATCTCATTATCCAATATTCATCCCATGATCCATGTTTCCTTCTAATATCAAGACCATTAGATTTGAGAACCTCTAAGATTCTTTCTTCTGATAATAAAGTTTTGATTTTTTCTGTATGTTTCACGATTGCCCCTGTCTTGATTTTATGTACTCTTTTTTTTCATATTCAAGAATTGCTTTGTAAATTCTATTGTCAATAATAGCTACTGCCTTTTCTAAAGAATCTACTCCACCACCGGTCAATATAGAATCATAGTTAGGCGATATCAAATCATGGAAGTGTTTATCTTCTATCTGATAAGGTGCTATGTAATAACCTTTATATTTATAAGACTTTAGCTTTTCAAACTTTTTTGTAGATTTGCTAAATATTATGTTTGTTTGTAATTTCATTATTTTCTCCTTTTTTATTAATTATTTTGAATAGTTACTACTATGTCACCTAAGTGATACTTTGAAGCAAAAGCACTGACTTTTGCGTAAGCACCTTCTAAAGTGTCAAAGCTTTGTTTGTAATCAGGTCTGAAACAACCGAAGTCATAAAGCTCTGCTCCAACAGGGGCATCATAGATTTCTGCGTCAAAATCATTGAGTATCTCAATGCTTCGGATAGTAAGTTCAAATTTCTTTTGAACTTCTGTTATTTCATAAGTTATTTTCATAT